CCGGCGACCTCTTGTTCACGACTGTCGGCGCCGCGAACGGTGACCGGTACACAGTGGTGATCGAGGTCCTCAAGTCCTACGGGTGATGAACCATGGCCGCACCGTCTTCAACAACGAAGGCCGGCAAAAATGAGCCCTTCGAGCTACAAGTAGCTCGGGGGCAAATTTCTTGGCATCGGTCGGTAACAGTCTTTGGCTACAATTCAGACGTCGATACGTCTATTGAGACAGTTTGGCCGCACGGGGGCATTCTTGCATTTCCCTCCGTCGCGCTTCAGTTGTCCGTAAGTTCCAGCAGTGCCAGCGATACCGCCGCGGGAACCGGGGCGCGTACGGTTTACTTGGAAGGCCTAGACGCCAACCACAATACAATCACCGAAATTGTCACCCTCAACGGGCAGACTGCGGTGACGACTACAAAGTCCTACCTCCACGTTAATGACTGCTACGTTTTGACGACGGGGTCCGGAGAATCTGCTGCCGGGACAATCTATTTCGGCACGGGAACCGTCACGGCGGGCGTCCCGGCCACGGTTTATGACGTGATCCAGTTCGACTACAATTCCCGCGTCACGGGCAGCTACACGGTTCCTGCCGGATATACGGCATATGTGTCTCAAGGCTTGTTTTCGTCAGGTCAAGTTTCCGGATCGAACGCGGTGACAGGGCGTCTCATGACGCGCGGGGTTAATAATATCCGCCTAACCGCTGCGGTAGTCACCGTGAACAATGGCGCTGCGGATTATGCTTTCGAGTATCCAATCGTGGTCCCTGAAAAAACGACCATTGAAGCACAGGCTGTTGGGGCGGCTGCGAACAACGCCTGCTCCTCGATGTTCATCCTGCTCCTCATCAAGAACGACGCGGGTGTCCCCTGATGGCCAAGGCCTCTGACATCAAGCGCACTGGCAAAGGAATCACCTACCGGGGTGTGACCTACACAGGCTTTAACAAGCCGCGGGCCAGCACGAATCCGAAAAAGAAAAAGATGGTCCTCGCTAAGAAGGGCGACGAGGTGAAGGTCGTTCACTTCGGCGATGCCAGCATGGGCCACAACTATTCCGCAGAAGCCCGCAAGAACTACCTCGCTCGCAGCGCCGGAATCAAAGGCAAGGACGACAAGTTCTCTGCGAACTACTGGGCCCGCAAGGTTTTGTGGGCCGGCCCCGGCGGATCCAAAAAAGCCCCTCCAGGTGGGAGCCGATTTAAATGAGTGCGAGCATCGAGTTCATCTGGAACACAGTCCTTACCTTGATCGTGGCCCCCACAGCGTGGGCACTTGTTCATCTGAATGGGAAGCAGGAGAAATTGACCACGTCGATCTCCGAAACCCGCGAAGATGTGGCCAAGAACTACGTAACTAAGGTAGACTTACACAATGACCTGAGCCGGATCATGCAGCGGTTTGATCGGCTTGAAGAGAAGATTGACCGCATTACAGGAGTTCGGTGATGGCTATGGGTCCGCGTAAGATGGGCATGCGCAAGATGATCGGCATGAAGCGTGCCGGCGCCAAGATGCCTAAAGCAATGAAAGCTCCGAAGGCCATGGGCCCCGCGGTGATGGAAGGTCAGACGCCTCCCCCGGTTCCGATGCCTGGTCCCATGCCCGGAATGAAGAAGGGCGGAGCGGTCAAGAAATCTGAAATCGTGGGCACTGGTAAGTCCCCCGCAGCCGCTAAGGCTGACTATAAAAAGAAGATGGCCGCTGCCGGTTTCTCCACCAAGGGCGGACGTGGCGGCGTCGCTGAGCGTGGTCTCGGCAAGGCTACCAAAGGTTTCGCCAAGGGCGGCATGGCCAAGGCCCCGAAGGCGGGTCTCGGCATCATGATCATTCTTGGCAAGAAGAAGGGAAAGTAAGATGCCTCGTCAAAAACCTTCTGTTGCTACGTCCATCGTTCCTGAGTTCATTCAAGAGAAGATGGGTGATCGCGTCTCCAAAGCAGACCGTGCGGCTCTTGAAGGCATGATGGAAGACGCACGTCCCCGCATGCGCTCTGAATCGACCCAGATGGCTCGCGCTGAGCGCGAGTTCCGGGACGCCTATGAAGAATCCCGCCCCTCGATGAACCCGATCAAGAACGTCTCTGACCTGATGACGGGCCGCGCAATGGAACAAGCCGAACGCTTGGGCCGTGCGAAGTACGGTGTCTCGGAAGCGGAAGAGCAGACGGGCGGCTACGCCAAGGGCGGCATGGTCAAGAAGTACGCCAAAGGTGGTATGGTTAAAGTTCGCGGTTACGGCAAGGCTCGTTCGAAGCCCTGCAAGATTTGCTGATAGGAGGCAACAATGGCCGGCTGTGGTTCGAAGAAAATGGCTAAGGGTGGTCTCGTTAAAAAGACCGCTAAGAAGGGCATGATGAAGATGGCCAAGGGTGGCATGATGTGCTCGCCCCGTAAGATGATGGCCATGGGTATGAAAAAAGGCGGCTCGGTTAAGAAGAAATGAAAAAGCCCTCTAAGCCTAAGAGCAGGGTGAACGCGGCCGGGAACTATACGAAGCCCAGCATGCGCAAAGCCCTGTTCGAAAAGATCAAGGCCTCCAACGTGCAAGGCACGGCGGCAGGGCAGTGGTCGGCTAGGAAGGCGCAGCTTTTGGCCAAGCAGTACAAGGCCAAGGGCGGAGGATATAAGGACTGATGAAGAAGCCCCAGAAGTCTCTCAAGGCTTGGTCAGCGCAGAAGTGGCGGACAAAATCCGGCAAGCCTTCCAGCGTGACCGGCGAGAGGTATCTTCCGGAGGCTGCTATCAAGTCCCTATCTTCGCAGGAGTACGCGGCCACAACCAAAGCCAAGCGCGAAGGTAAGGCTTCTGGTAAACAGTTTGTGAAGCAGCCAAAGGCCGTCGCCGCGAAGGTGCGTCCTTTCCGTAAGAAGGGTCTTTGATATGGCCAAGATGACCAAGCAGCAGAAAAAGGTGGGCACCGTCATGCGGGAGTTTAAAGCTGGCAAGCTTCACTCCGGCAAGAAGGGCCCCGTTGTTAAGTCGCCCAAGCAGGCGATTGCTATCGCGCTCTCTGAGGCTGGCATGTCCAAGCCGAAGAAGATGGCGTTGGGCGGAATCGTTTCGAAGGGGCAACTCAAGAGCGATCTCCAGTCCCTCCCGGTCTCCTCGGCCGAGGCTTCTGACATGCTCTACAAAGCACGGTATGGCAAATAATGGCTGTCTCAGGCACGAAGACTTTCGAGCTAGATGTCGCTGAGTACATCGAAGAAGCGTTCGAGCGTTGTGGGATCGAGATCCGTACGGGTTACGATCAGCGCACCGCCCGTCGCAGCTTGAACTTGCTTCTTGCCGAGTGGGCCAACCGCGGTCTCAATCAGTGGACGATTGAGCAAGCCTCGATCACCCTGTCCGCCGGGGTCACCAGCTACACCCTCGGGGCGTCAACGATTGACATCCTGTCGGCTGCGATTCGCGAGCAGTCCGGGACCGGCACGCAAAGCCAGACGGATCTGACCATCGACCGCATCAGCCGCGATCAGTACCTGAACATCCCGAACAAGTTGACCCGTGCGCGTCCCGTGCAGTTTGTGGTGGAACGCTCGATTGTCCCGCAGGTCACCATCTGGCCGGCGCCGGACCAGACCTACTATCTGGTGATCGACAAGCTCGTCCGCATGGATGATGCTGGCGCGGGCGTTAACACGCTCCAGATCCCATTCCGCTTCTACCCCTGCCTCGCTGCCGGCTTGGCCTACTACATCGCCATGAAGAAGGCGCCCGACCGTGTCGCGCTGCTCAAGGCCGTGTACGATGAAGAGTTCGAACGTGCGGCGCAGGAAGATCGTGACCGCGCTCCCTTGCAGCTAACCCCTGTGCGGGATTTCTATCGGGTGGTGTGAGATGGCACGTTACGCCAACGGTGCTTATTCACAGGCCATCTGCGACCGCTGCGGTATGCAATATCCGTATACGACCCTCCGCAAGGAATGGAACGGATTCCGGACATGCATCGAGTGCTGGGAACCCAAGCATCCGCAACTGGATCCGACGTACCCGCCTCCGGAGCCGCAGGCCTTGTATGAGCCGCGCCCTGATCGTATTGAACCCATGGACGTTCCAGTGGGCGTCTCAATCTTTCCACCCCTGGAGAATGACCTTATCCAAGGCATTACTCAGGTCGGCATTGTGAGGGTGACCACCTAATGGCTTGGACCTATGCGACCCTTGTTCAGGCCGTTAAGGACTGGACGCAGAACGACGAGACAACCTTCAACAGCCAGATCGACACGTTCATCCGGAATGCGGAAGAGCGCATCCTGTTCTCCGTGGATCTCGACGTTTTCCGCAAGAACCAGACAGGTGCCACCACGTTGGCTAACAAGTACCTCGGCGTGCCGTCCGACTTCCTATCCCCGTTCTCTCTCGCCGTCACAGCCAACGGCTCGACTCAGTTCCTGTTGAACAAGGACGTCGAATATCTGCAAGAGTATAACCCGACTGGGACACAGGGCGTTCCTAAGTATTACGCCCTCTTCGACGTGAACAATTTTATCTTGGCCCCTATTCCGGATGCGGCCTATCCGGTTGAGCTTCACTATTACTACAAGCCCCTCTCGATCATCCAAAGCGGGACGTCGTGGCTTGGTGACAATGCTGAAGAAGCTCTCCTTTATGCTACTTTGTTCGAAGCCTACACCTTCATGAAGGGTGAGGCGGACATTCTGAACGTCTACAATCAGCGCTACACTGAGGCCCTGACCCGCCTGAAGAACTTCGGCGAAGGCCGCGAAAACACCGACGCATATCGTGATGGCCTTATCAGGGTGAGAGCTACCTAATGTCTTGGACAGACCCCAACATTGCTTCCGTCATGAAGGTGGACGTTGCGACCACCTCTAATGGGGGCCACCCCCCGGAGTTTTGGGCCAAACTTGCAG